AAGAGGTGGATGTCGAGAGCTGGGCCCTCGATGCGCGCGACACGACCCGTTTCATGGTCACCCCGCCCAACGACGGCACCGGCAGCCTCCTGGGCAGCTATGGCGGCACCCCAACGGTCGCCAGCCTGGCCACCGTGATCCCCGTGGACGACATCTACGAGAGCCCCATCAAGTACCTGCTGCTGTCCGAGTGCTACGCGGCCGACACCACCCGCAAGGACATGACCAAGGCGACCTACTGGAGCCAGAAGGCCATGGGCCTGTTGGGCCTCGAAACCCAGACCAAGGCCGCCGTTACGCCCAAGCTGGGCCAACCAGGAGGCCAATGACATGGCACAGATTCTCGTGACCGAGCTGCTGGCCCCCGTGGCCGAGGTGGCCCGCCAGTGCCCCACCAGCACGCTGGTGCGCAACTACGTCAAGGCCGTGCGCGAGTTCACCAAGCACACCCGCTGCCTGATCCGCAACGCCACGGCCGTGACCATCGTGGACGAGCCCCAGTACGTGATCGGCAACGACACCTACGAGGAGGTGATCGGCATCAAGGGCATGAGCTTCCAGGACGCCCAGGACAAGTGGCGGCCCATCACCAACAAGGGCAGCGACCTGTGGGACGAGAACGCCGAGACCGGCGAACCCGACTGCTACGACTACCTGCCCCACGCTGAATTCGTGCTCGGGCCCACCCCCGACGCGATATACGACCTGCGCCTGAGCCTGGTGGTGCAGCCCAAGCGCGGCGTGCTGTCGATCGAGGAGGCCCTGCTGGTCAACTGGGAAGACGCTTTCACCGCCGGCGCCCTGTACCACCTGCTGCGCATCCCCGGGCAGCCGTGGACTGACGGCCCCGAGAGCAACAACCAGCTAACGCTGTTCAACAGCTTCAAGGCCCGCGGCCTGTCCGACGTGGCTGCGAACCACAACGCTGGATCCAACACCACCGACCGCTTCGGGGGGGCCAACGCCAACCTGCGCGGCCCCATCCTGGCCATCTGAGGAGAACCCCATGGCATTCGACGTAACGGGAAAAGGCGGCGCCGGGCCAGCACCAGGCGTGCCGCCCGACTTCATCCAGTTCCAGCAAGGCACCACCAACCTGGGCGGCGCTGATGTCGACACCGTGAGCTTCGGCACCGGCATGACGGCCACGCGAGGCACCGGCGAGAACGCCAACCGCGTGGTGGTCACCGCCGAGGGCGGCGCCGGCGGTGGTGCCGATACCCTGCTGCTGTCCCTTGAGGCAAACACGCAGGGGGTCTTCAACGGCACGTCTTTCAACGACTGGTCTGCCAGCCAGCGCGTCGCAAGCGCTGATGCTTCGTTTGTCGCTGGCGAGGTTGTCTTCACCCGCAACGGCTACTACAAGGTCACGATCGTGGGCCGCGTGGGGACCAATGGCCTGCCGTGGAGCACCGACCAGGAGACCTACTACGGTTCCGAGGTCACCAACGCCACCGGCCTGACCAAGAGCGGGCATTCCCGCTGGGCCCAGGGCGCCAGCATCTTCGTCGGCCCGGCAGCCGTCACCTGGACGGATGAGTATTTCGTGAACATCACGGACTTCGAGACCCAGGTGGTGGTGCCATCGCTCTACGCCGACAAGTACCAGGACGATGGCGACGCGGCACTCATGAGCGCCGTGGTGTCGGTAACCCGCATCGGCGATGAGCTGATCGAAGTATGAGCCTCGACGTCATCACCCTGACCCGCGGCACTCGACCCGAGTGGCTGCAGGAGTGCGCCAGCTCGATCGACATGGGCAACCACCAGGTGCACTTCCGCCCCGACGACTTCGAGGCCGCGCGCTGGGAGACCACCAGCCGCTCGATGGCCGACTTCGTGGCCTGGGTCGACGACGACGACAGGGTGCTGCCTGGTGCGCTGGCCAGGTGCGTGGAAGCCCTGGAGGCCACCGGCGCTGCCATGGCCTTCACCGACGAGGCCCACATCGACGCCAAGGGTGCGCGCGTGGGCCAGCCCTACACCCGCCCGCGCGCCCGGCGCGACCTGGCCATGCACCCGCGATCGGTGCACCACCTGAGCGTCTTCAGGGTGTCGTCGCTCGACCCGATCATCTGGAAGCACGCCAAGCGCATCGGCATCGGCATCTGCTGGCTGATCCGCGCCCACGCGGGCCTGGTGCACAAGGCCGTGCACGTGCCCATGGTGGGCTACGAGTGGCGCCTGCACCCAGGCCAGGACACCAAGGACATCGACTTTGCCGACGCCTACACGCGCGCCATGCCGGCGCTGCGCGAGGTGACCCGCAGCTGGATGGGGCCGCTCGACGCCCAAATCCGCCAACATGGAGCCCGCGCGTGAAGATCACCCAGTCCTCATTTCGTGGCATGGTGCCCCTGGTGTCGCCCCGAGGGCTGCCCGACAACGCGGCCCAGGTGGCAACGAACGCAAAACTGCTATCCGGCGACCTGGAGGCCTTCCGGCAGTTCCGATCGGAGAAGGAGCTGGCCAACACCGGCGACGTGCAGACCATCTTCAAGCTCAATGACGTGTGGCTCGCCTGGAATGAGCAGGTGGACGTGGCCCGCGGCCTGATCCCCGGCGATGACACCTACCGCACCTTCCTGACCTGCCCCTCGCTGTTCGGCCGCCCGCACTTCACGAACTACGCGATGGCCACCGGCGGGCCCGAGCCCTACCCAGACGAAACCCGCCCGCTGGGCGTCGATGCGCCCGAAGACGTGGCCACGCTGGCCATCGGCGTGGACACCTCCGACGAGGCCAACTTCAGCGTGGACATCCTCGACGAGGGCGACAAGCTGGCAGATGATTGGGTCTCATACGGTGGCTCGCCGCACCTCGGCGACTCAAACGTCACCCAGAACGCCAGCTTTGGCAACCCCACCCAGCCGAGCTACCTGCTTACCTTCGGCCGCAATGCCGGTGTGCCGGCGGTGATGTACCGCGACTTCGGGGTGTCCAACGCGGCAGCCATCCAGATGGAATTCCGGTTTATGTTCCGCCAAGCGACTGGCGGCACAACCTACCGGCAAATGGTGGCCAAGGTAGCCAACACGTTGGGAGGCCAAGGCGTCTACGTCCACTTCATCGACACCGGCAACTTTGCCCTTGCAACCTCTTCGAGCTGGAACACCAACACCGCTTCGGCCCTGGCTTCCGACACGGTGGCCAGCCCCTCCTTCCTGACTTGGTACAGGTGCCGGGTCAGCATGGTGCGCAACGCAGACAACACGCAGACCGTCACGGCCGTGCTGCTGACCGATGCCGACGTCGAGCTTGCCAGCCTCTCCGTCACAAATTCGTTTGAAGTTGGCGGCTACTGCGGCTTCGTCGGCGAGACCGCAAACGATGACCCGAACAGTGGCTATTTCACCCACTACGACCACATCCACGTGACCGCCAGCGGCACGCTGGGCTACGCGCCGGTGAACACCGCCACGAGCTACCTTTACACCTACAAGAACGACCTGGGCCAGGAGTCGGCCCCCAGCCCAACGACTGCCACCATCCTGCGCCCTGACGGTGTGAGCGTGACCATCACCACGCCCACGACGCTGCCGACCGGCTACGAAATCTGGGGAATCGAGACCAAGGTGATCTACCGCGCCGTGTCAGGCGAGGGCGGCACGGTCTTCAAGAAGGTGGCCGAGATCCCCGTGGCCCAGGCCGACTACGTGGACACCCTCAACGACCAGGAGACCGGGCCCGAGATCCTGCAATCGGCCGACTGGGACATCCCACCGCCCGAGCTGGAGGGCATCATCGCCCTGCCCAACAACTGCATGGCCGGCTTCTTCAAGAACCAGCTGTGCTTCAGCGCGCAGGGCTACCCGCACGCCTGGCCGGTGGCTTACCGCAAGACCACCGACACCGACATCGTGGCCATCGCCAACATCGACACCACGGTGGTGGTCGGCACCAAGAGCTTCGTCTACACCGCCACGGGGAGCTCGCCCGACGCCTACAGCATGAGCCAGCCGGGCGAGGCCCAGTCATGCGTGTCCAAGCGCGGCATGAAGTATCTGGACGGCCTGGG